CCCATCTCCGGCTCAACCCTGACGCCTATTGAGACGGCGGACGGCGACGCCTTTGACACCGACGACGCTTCGGTTTCCCGCCTGGCAACAGCTTCGCGAAACGAGAGCTACATCCAACCGGATGAGACGCCGCCGGCAGAGGAAACCTCACTGGTCGGGTTGCTTGAAGCCGAACACTCAACTGACGGCTTTTCATTGTAACAGGTAATGCAGCCGCAAATTATTCAGTATTGGGAGTATCAGATGCGCTTCGTTCTATTTCTTTGTGCTCTTGCATTTTCGACCAGCGCCAATGCCGATGGATATGGCTTCATGACGCCATCAGGCAATATCTATTGCAATGGTTCCATTGAAGGCGGCATCAGCTGTACGATTGTTTCAAAAAATGGAACTGCTCCTGCACCTAGACCTCAATCCTGCGGAGCGTATTGGGGGCACACTTTTGCACTCGATAACCGTGGCCCGGCGAGACTGTTGTGCGATAACTCCCCTGAGCAGGTCGACTACAGTGATATCGCCAGCTACGGCCTTACGGGTGAGTTTGGTGCCATCACATGCAAGTCTGAACGCACGGGTTTGACCTGTCGCAACAAGAGCGGGCATGGTTTCTTTCTGTCCCGGCGGAAGCAGAGTTTGTTTTAGAGTATCTTTCGGACAGCAGCGCCTGATCCTGCGGCAAGTCGTGCGATCTGTGGATATTGCCTAATGCCGCGTTCCTGTGGTCTTCTGAACGAGGGAAGGCATTGCAATTTGACAATCCGGGAACTCTTGCATTTTTCGCAAAAGCTTGATCTCGATTGGGTGATCAGGCCTCGCTAGCTGACGCCTGTCAGCCCTGACATCACCAAGTTCTGCCGCACGTTCGCGAACACGTTATTCACGAATTCGCCCGAAGGCAGATCCGATGTCAAACACTTCTTATGACCCGCGCCTTATCCCATTCACCGGCCAGCACGAGGGCAACGTGCTGCGCGCCTATCGCTGCCCGGCCGGTGCCATCACCATCGGGTTCGGGTTCACCTGGGGATCGAGGATCTTCCGTGACTGGTGGCTCACCAACAAGGGATCGAAGATCAAGCTCGGCGACACCATAGCCGAGGGCGATGCGTTCTATCTGCTCAAGGCGCTGATCGATGCCGAGTACTATGGCCCGGTTCGCAAACACGCCGGCCATGCAACGCCGCATGCCCAGGCAGCGGCCACCGACATGCTGTTCAATTGCGGCCTTGGGGCTGCAAAGTGGACCTGGTTCAAGGCGCTAGTCCGCAATGACATCAAGGATGCAGCGCGACGGCTGAAGGTGACGGCCACCACGGCCAAGGGTCGCCGTCTGCCGGGCCTGGTCCGCCGCCGAGCGGAAGCCGCCACCATCATGGAATTTAACAAATGGCCGGCCTGGGTGAAGGAGCCGCGAACTTCTGCACCGAAGGAGATCAAGGCCGTCATGCCGTCCTGGCATCTTGGCCCTGATGATTTCCAGCAGGGTGTCGAATGGCTGGTTAAGCTCGGGTATTTGGCAGCAGGCAGCGCAAACGACCGGCCATTAATCGCGGCTGCGACCCGGCGCTTCCAGGAGGCGCATCCGCAGCTCGACAATGACGGCGTGCTCGGCCGGGCCACGCTCGATCAGCTGCAGCGCGTGATCGACCTCAAGGCCAAATCCGGCAAGGGAGCAGCCGGCGCAGGTGCGGGCGCTGCAACCGGTGTCGCCGACCAAGCAACGGCTGCCACCGGATATGGCGATCTCATCCTCTATGGCAGCCTTGCTGTTCTGTTGATCGGCTGGGCCTGGCTTGCCTGGCGGTACCGCGACGAGCTGGCGATCGCTTTCGTCAACGGCCACAAGAAACTGAGGGGCGCGTGATGGTCGAGGCTCTCAGCGCTGCATTCGTCATCGCCTTCCTGGTGCTGCTGGTCGCGGTTTCCGGTTGCGCGGCATTCGTCTATCTGCTCGCGAGCAAGAGCCGACCGGCGGTGCTTTGGGTTTTCGCTTGCCTTGTCTCGGGTGGCGCTCTGATCGCCATCGCGGGAGGGTTCTGACATGAGCGCGATCGCAAGCATTCTTGTCGGGGTCGCGACGGAAGTCGGGGCTCCCTTGGTCAAGCGCATTCTGGAGAAACGCTTCGGCAAGGCGTCCGGCGAACTCGCCGAAACCGTGATCAAGACTGTCGCGGAAAAGGCCGGTGCCGAGCCGATCGATCTTGAGGCGCTCAAGCCCGCTGACCTTAAGGAAGCGGTGCTTGCCACCGAAGCCGAGATGCCCGAGCTGATCGCACTCTACACGGCCGGGCTTGAAGGCCAGTTCGCACTTCTGCAGGCCGAGACCCGGGAAGGTTTTTGGCAGAGCTTCTGGCGCTATGGCTGGATGTATCTGCTCGCCATCTTCTGGATCTGGCGGATCATCGTGGCTCCGATCGTCAATCAGCGGCTGGGCTCCGCTAGCGGCTTAATGATCGAGATGATCGATGTCGCCACGCTTATGACGCTCACCTCCTGGTTCATGGCGCTCTACATGGGCGGCCACACCATCAAGGACTTCGGCAAGAACGTGATCGAGGCGGTTCTCAGGGGCCGCAAGCCGTGAAAGCCAGCGACTTCATGATCGAACAGGCCGAGGCCCGCGTCTTGGCCGAGACGAGCCACAAACTCGCGGCGGTGTCAGGCCGATTGAACCGGCCCGGCAGCAAGACCTGCCGGGATTGCGGCGATCCTATCAACGAGGAACGCCATCGCGCAGCCCCCTTCGCGGTCCGCTGCTTCGAGTGCCAACAGAGATCTGAACGGAAGCGGTGAATGGACGAGTTGGGAAACAAACTGATCGAGCAGGCCGGTCCGGTCGGCGCGGCGCTCGGTGTGGTGATCCTCGCCGCAGGCGCAGTAATCGCCCGCGCCAAAGGCTGGCTCGGGCTCGGGAGCCCGGCGAAGTCCGATGCGCCGAAAGGGGAGGCAAGTGGTGACGTGATGACGGAACTTCGGTCGATCAACGCGCGTCTCGGGAAGTTCGACGAGCGGATCAATGAGCTTGAGCATGATCTCGCTTCACGCCCGACCCGGCAGGACATGCACCGGCTGGAAATGTCGCTGGCGCGCATGGACGAACGGATGAGCGCTCTGACCAGCAACGTGAAGGCCACCGGTGAAGGTGTGCTGCGCATCGAGAACTATCTGCTGGATCTGTCGAGAAAGGCAAAGTGATGTTTGAGGGATTTGCAGACCACTACGATGCCGAAGCGCGGCTGGTCATTCTCAAGGCGCTGGCCGGCGAGACTGACTACCGGATGTCCGACAGCATGCTGACGACCATGCTTGAAGCCTTCGCCATCAAGCGCGGCCGGGACTATGTGCGCAATCAGCTGCGCTGGCTTGAGGCCAGCGTTGGCGCGGTCAAGCTGACCGAGGCCGGCACCGCCCTGATCGCCGAACTGATCGAGCCGGGTCTGGACCATGTCGAGCGCCGCCGGGTGCTTGAGGGCGTCAAGCGGCCTAGCCCCTCTCGGAGTGCATGATCATGGCGAGAGGGCGCGACAGACTGTCAGCGATCGATCTTCTGCCAGAGGAATGCAGCGACATCATCGCCTGGGCTGACCAGCAGCTGGCCAACCGCGATCGCACGCAACTCGACATTTATGCCGAATGGAAAGAGAAGCTGATCGCGCTGCAGGGCGAAACCGGGATCGGTTTTGACATCCCGTCTTTCGCGGCCTTCAATCGGTACTCGATCCGCCTTTCGCAGATGACCCGCCGGCTTGAGCAGACCCGCGAGATCGCCGCCACGATTTCCAAGCGCATGGATGCATCTGTATCCGACGATCTCACCCTGATCGCGGCAGAAGCCATCAAGACCCTGATTTTCGAACTGCTTCAGCAGGGCGGCGATGCCGGCTTGTCCCCCAAGGGCGCAATGGAGTTGGCCAATGCGCTGCGAGCGGCCACTGCAGCCCAGGCATCATCGACCAGTCGCCGCCAAAAGATCGAGAAAGAGTTTAAGAGCAAAGTCGAGGCGGTAACCGACGCCATGGTCAAACAGGTGGGCCTCTCCGCCGACCAGGTGGCGCAGATCCGCCGCGATGTTCTGGGTGTCAGGGAATGACCGAGAAGCCCGATCTGTTCGCATCGCCGACGGTGATCTCGCGAGCGCCCGACCAATTGCCGGAAGAGTTCACGAGGGGATCGGAGATCCCCGAAACTCTTGATCCGTTGGCAGACGGCATCCTGATGAAGCATCAGGCCGACTGGCTGGCCGACAAGAGCGACCTCAAGCTTGGCGAGAAAGGGCGGCGAACAGGCATCACATTCGCCGAGGCTCTCGATGACACGTTGATTGCAGCATCGAGCCGTGAAGCCGGCGGGGACAACGTCTTTTACATCGGCGACACCAAGGACAAAGGCCGTGAGTTCATCGGCTATGTGGCGCATTTTGCCAGGATCGTCGCCAAGGAGCTGCTCGCGGTCGAGGAGTTCATGTTCGAGGACGTCAAGGAAGACGGCACCTCGCAGATGATCTCTGCATTCCGGATCAGGTTTGGCTCAGGCTTCCGGGTCGAGGCCCTCTCATCGCGCCCCGAAAACATCCGCGGTCTGCAGGGCATCGTGGTGATCGACGAGGCGGCGTTCCACAAGGATGTGCGCGGTGTTCTCGATGCGGTCAACGCGCTTCTGATCTGGGGCGGCAAGATCCGGGTGATCTCCACCCACAATGGCGTGCTCTCGCCCTTCAACGAGCTGATCCGGGAAGCGCGAGCCGGGAAGAACCCGTTTTCGGTTCACTTCATTCCGTTCGGCGAAGCGGTCAAGAACGGGCTCTACAAGCGCGTCTGCCTGATCAAGGGCAAGGAATGGTCGCCGGAAGCGGAAGCCGAATGGGAAAGCAACATCCGCAAGTCCTATGGGCCTCGAACCGCCCAGATGAAACAGGAGCTGGACGCCATCCCGGCCGAGGCCGAGGGCGCGGCCCTGACCCGAATGCAGATCGAGAGCTGCATGGCTGCGAACATCCCGGTCATTCGCTGGTCCTGCACCGACGAGTTCAAGGATTACCCTGACCATATCCGCAAGCTCGAAGCCAAGGCCTTCTGCGAACGCGAGCTCAAGCCGCTGCTCGACAAGCTCAACACCCGTTTGGCCCACGTATTTGGCGAGGACTTTGCCCGTTCGGGGGATGTCACGGACATCATTCCGTTGGAGATCGGCACCGACCTGGTCCGCCGCTGCCCCTTCATCGTCGAACTTCGCAACGTGCCTTTCGATCAGCAGCGGGACATTCTCTACTACCTTGTCGACCGGCTGCCGCGCATGTCGGGCGGCGCGCTCGACGCGACCGGAAACGGAGCCTATCTGGCAGAGAAGGCGGCGCAACGCTACGGCGCCACCATCGTCGAAGTGAAGCTCTCGTAGTCCTGGTACCAGTCTGAGATGCCGGCCTATATCGAGGCATTCTCCGACAAGACCGTAGTGCTGCCCCGCCATGACGACATCCTGCAGGATCACCAGGCGCTGGCCTTCGTCAACGGCATCATCAAGGTGCCGGACGATCATCGCTTCAAGGGCTCGGACGGTTTTGACCGGCACGGCGACAGCGCGATTGCGGGCGCGCTCGCCTACTTCGCGAGCCGCCAGAACCTTCCCGAGTTCGGCTACATCCCGGCAAGTGAACTGAACAATTCAACCGGCGCGTTCGACACCGCCCATGAGTATGAAGAAAGTGCGAGAGCCCTATGGTAACGCGCAAGAGCACAATCCTCGGGCCGGACGGCCGCCCGATCGAGATCTCCGGCCTCAGTGAAGAGATCGCCCAGCCATCCTTGACCGGCAGCCGCCAGACCCATTCCGATCGCGAAGCCACCGGGCTTACACCGGAGAAGCTCGCTTCGATCCTGCAGCGGGCCGCCACCGGCGACATCCGTTCCTATCTCACGCTGGCCGAAGAAATGGAGGAGCGCTACTTGCATTACGCGAGCCAGCTGCAGACCAGGCGGCTGGCAATCGAGAGCATTGGCGTTTCGGTCGAAGCCGACAAATCGGTTCCGACCAAGATCGTCGACGCGGTGAAGACACTCATCGAGAATGACGGCTTTGATGATGCACTCGGCTCGCTCACTGACGGGATCGCCAAAGGCTTCGCGACCGTCGAGATGTGCTGGGAGTACGAGCAGAGGCTCCTGCAGCCGGTCAAATACATCTCGCGCGATCAGCGCTTCTTCCAGTTCGAACGCATCGGTCTGTCCGAGTTGCGCCTGGTGATTGATGGCAACGCGGATGGCGAGGTCCTGCCCGAGGCCAAATTCCTGCGTCACATGCCGCGTTCGAAGATGGGCATTCCGATAAGGCGCGGTGTGGCGCGACCTGCCGCCTGGGCCTATCTGATCCAATCCTTCGGATTGCAGGACTGGTCGGCCTTTGCCGAAATCTATGGCATCCCGTTCCGCGTCGGCCGGTATCACTCGGCAGCATCGGAGAAGGACAAGCGCACGCTGCTGCGTGCAGTCACCATGATCGCCAATGACGGGGCTGCCATCATTCCCCAGGGAATGGATTTCGAGTTCCACGAGGTCAGCGGCACGCGCGGGGAAGCTGTCTTCGGTGGGCTGCTCGATTATGTCGACAAGCAGATCTCGAAGCTGGTGGTCGGCCAGACCATGACGTCCGATGATGGCTCGTCGCTCGGTCAGGCCAAGATCCACAACGAGGTCCGGCTCGACATCCTGCGCGCCGATGGCAAGCAGCTCGCATCGACCATCAACCGCGATCTGATACGGCCCTTCGTTGATCTGAACTTCGGGCCGCAGAACGAGTATCCCCGCGTCGAACTGCCAGTCCCGGATCCTGAAGATGTCGAGGCGTTGTCATCGAGCCTGGCGCAGCTCGTGCCGTTAGGCTTGCGGGTTGGTCAACGCGAGATCCGCGACAAGCTGGGCCTGTCCGATCCCGGCGAAGAGGAGGATGTCCTCACAGCGCCGGCCACGCCATCTGATGCCAAGGCGCTCGATCCGCGTGAGAGCGCCAAGCAGGTTGGCAAGCAGAAGCTCGGCAAATTCTCGGCGAACCCGGCCATCAACGGGCACGGCGATGGCTGCATGTGTCCGGGCTGCTCCAGTTTCGCTGCGGCCGGCGAGCGCGAGGATGCGGTCGGTGAACTCGAAGAGCTGTTCGAGCAGGTCTCGGGCTTCGAGCAGTTGTCCGCACCGCTGTTCAAGCCGTTCCTCGACATCCTGGCCGAGGCCAAGAGCTATGACGAAGCGATCGCGATGCTAAACGCGGCTCGTCCGGACGCCGGAGCCTTTGTCGAGAAACTCGCCGAGCTGACCGCGATCGCGCGCGGCATCGGCGACGTGAGGGATTAGGCCGGGATCATGGCCGAGATTAGAAAGCCGTTCCCCGTACCGGAAGCCGTCACCGGCTATTTCGACCGCAAGGTTCTAAAGCCGTCCTTCTCCTGGCTCGACGTCTATGGCGAGGAACATGCCAATGCCATGACGGTGGCCGGCGCGGTGGAGCTTGAAGTCCTTAAGGCTTTCCGCTCGACGATGTCGGAGAGCCTCGGCAAGGGTGAAGGCTTCGAGACCTGGAAGGAGAAGATCGACACCCGGTTGACCGGGCTCGGCTGGTTCGCTCCGCGCCTGGTTAAGGATCCACAAGGCATAGATCCCGACAAGCTGGTCAACTATGCCTCCGACCGGCGGCTCAAGCTGATCTTCTGGTCGAACATGAATTCGGCACGCGCAGCCGGCCAATGGGAGCGCGCTCAGAAATCCAAGCGGTTCCTGCCGTATCTCTTGTATGTGCGCACCACTTCGATTGAGCCCCGGCCGGAGCATCTTGCTTTCGCCGGCACCATCCTGCCGGTCGATGATCCGTTCTGGAATACGCACTTCCCGCCCAATGGCTGGCTTTGCAAATGCACGGTGCGGCAGATCACCAAACGCGAGGCCGATCGGCTGAAAACCTCCGCCGGCTATTCTGACACGCGACCGGAGACCGGACCTGACCGGCCGCATATCAACCGCCGCACCGGTCAGGTCGAGATGATCCCCGAAGGCATTGACGCGGGCTGGCACACCAATCCCGGCCGGACGCGGATACAGACCCTGATCCGGTCCGTCTCCGACCGGCTGGAAGCAGCAAGCAACCAGGACGCCACCCGCGTACTGACCGATCTCTGGTCGGATCCGTTCCTTCGGATTGCACCGAAGCTTCCAGATGCCGTCTTTCTGCCGGCCGGTCGCTCCGAGCGTCTGGCGTTGGAGCTGGCTGAGGAAACGAAGCGCACGGGCATTTCACCGGTTGTTGCGATCAGCAGCCGCGACATCGTCGAGCAAGCAAACAAGAAGCAATGGGTCTTTGAGGATTTCGCGCTGCTGCCAAAGATCATTGATAGCGGGATGGTCCTGCGGGATCCAAAGGACGAACCTGGAGTGCGATCCGTCATCGCTCGTCATGGGAAGATCTGGTGGCATCTATACGTTACACTCTCGCCAGATGGGTTTCTCAGGATCAGCGCGCCCCGACGACGAAGCAGGAAGCAAATCGAGGAACTGGTCGCGACAGTCGGACGTTCCATTGATGACATCCGGGACCTTCTGGATGAGTATTGACGCGGCGAGGATACGGCGCGCCCCCCTGCAGACAGAGGAGCTTGGACCTCACAATGCTGAAAATCGACTACTCAGTCTGGATACTTGCAGTTTCATCACTGCTTGCGACAGCACCGCTGCAAGCGCACGAAAGACACCGGGTGACCGTGGAATTGCGGAACGGGCAGACTCTTCAAGTCGACATGGACGAGTGGGCGATCACGTCGCTCCTGGACATGGATTTTGTACTCGACGAGATGAAAAGGGTAACTGAAGCGCCAAATCCTTACTCGAAGGACGTCCGGCTGCATCGTTTAAGATCCGCGTCAGCTGTCTTGCAGCACAAGAGCAACATGTTCGACAAAATGGCCTTGAGCGCGGTGGTGGGAACGAATTTCTCGCGAGCCCGAGAGCTTTCCCCCTGCAACCTGGCGCTCAAAGACATCGACAAGAAGATCTCCAACGTCATCGATTTGATAAACGAGGAAGAGGCGGTCTTCGATTCAATCGACCTCGACGAATCCTTTGGCGAGCATTTCTCGCGATGTGTTGAAGCTATCCAGGATGTGAACTGAACACGCAGCCTTGCGCGAGTACCATCAATCCTTGGCGTCCCAATCGTATGCTCGAGACGGCTGCCAATGATCGCGGCTATCGTTCGTAGGTCCTTTGAGCCGCATGAGCGAGATAAGCGTCACCACGATAATCGTGGTTACTATTGCCACCCAGAACAGAACCATAGTGGTTACCATCATTCCCCCTTACACGAAACTCATCGAGGGCCAATCAAGGCGATGCTACTGCCTCGCACCACAACTGCCATTTGCTGTTGGCTCTAATAGGCGAATTTGTCTTGAATAATCAATGCAGGGACAAGCATAGATCAGCGAAATGGTGAATCCGCCAAATTCGGCCGCTGATGCGAATTGCGGCTCTGAACGCATGATGGAACCACTAACAGCGAATTGCCTTTCCACGCGCCTCAAAACCGGCTCAAAAATCGATCTGTTTCTGGGTGAACGGGTAAGCTTCCCGGTTTGCTGTTGATCGGGAACCTAGCGCCGGGTCAGACAAGCAGATCCGAGGTTCCAAACCTGACTGCTGTCAGCCCGGCGCTCGGGGAGGCCTGGTGCAAGTTTGCAGTCATGAACACGCGATTGCAAACCTTTTCTATGAGCGAACAGCTCGATGCCGGAAGCGCCACCGGCGTCATCCTGTTTGACGTCTATGCCGCCGGCAAGCCTCACGACGCCTCGCGCGGTCCGGAGTGGGTGAAGCTCGCGCCGCGTGGCCGCTTCACAGCCCGCGATGGACGCCAGCTCGAAGTCGATCCTGAGCTGCTGGTCCGCCGCTTCGATACCGATGGCGTCGATCTGCCGATCGACCTTGATCACGCGACCGCCAAGGGCGGCCTGTTCGGCGAAACGGCTCCCGCGATTGGCTGGATCAACAAGCTCGAAGCCCGGCCCGATGGTCTCTATGGCCGGACCGAGTGGCTTGACGAAGGCATGAAGATCCTCACCGCCCGGTCGCATCGCTACATCTCGCCATCTCTCAAGCCCGATCAGTTCGGCAAGGCGCTCTGGCTGCACTCGGCCGGGCTTGTCGCTGCCCCCGGCATATCCATGCCCGCGCTTGCGAGCGCTGAGCTTTCATCCACAAACAAGGAACCGAAAATGTCCAAGGCAATTGCTCTTGCGCTCGGCCTGACCGAAGACGCAAGCGAGACCTCATGCCTGAGCGCCATCCAGTCGCTCAGCGCCAACTTGGTCGACAAGGCCGTCCATGAAGAGGCGCTTCAGTCGCTACAGGCTGCGAACACCGAACTCGAAACGCTGAAAGCCGAGACCCGCAAGGACAAGGTTGACGAGTTGATCGAGGGCGCGCTCAAGGCCAAGAAGATCACGCCGGCCCAGCGCCAGCACTACGAGACGCTGTGCGCCACCGACGAGGGCCTGACCTCGGTCACCGCGCTGTTTGAGGCGATGACGCCCAAGCTCGGCGACACCGGCCTCGACGGCAAGCCGACGCCCGGCCAGGCCACCACCGAAAACCTTGATGCCGGCGACGTCGACATCATGGCCCTTTCCGCCAACATTCGAACACGGGTCGCAGAAGCCGCCGCGCGTGGCGTGGTGCTCAACTATGACGCCGAGTTCGATCTCGCTCTCTCGGAGATCACCAAGTCATGAGCAATCCAACCCTCATCAAGTCGTTCCCGATTGTCGGCGCTGTTGCCGGCAACCTGATCGTCGCGCTCTCGGGCACCGACAACATCGCCGAGGCTGCGACAGCCAACACCGACGCCATTCTCGGCGTCTCCGAGCGCATGGGCGCGGAAGCCGGCAGTCAGCTCGATGTGGTGTTGTCCGGCACCTATGACGTGGTCGCAGGCGGCAATGTCACTGCCGGCGATTTCATCACCGCTGACGCCAACTCCAAGGGCGTTGCCGCCGCACCTTCAGCCGGCGACGTCGTGCGCTACGTGGGCATCGCGCTGCTCGATGCTGTCGCGGGCGACATCTTCCCGATGCTGATCGCGCCCGGAGCCCTCAACACGCCGGCGGCCTGATCGCCCGCGTTTTCACCCTTGATCTGAAGCGGCCCGAAGGGGCTTGAAAAGGAAACATTGCCATGACTGTCCGCCCCTTTACCGTCCACCCCATTCTGACGGCCTATGCGATCGGCTATCAGAACCCGGACGCCGTCTATATCGCCGACCAGGTCCTGCCGCGCGTGCCGGTCGGCGGCGAGAAGTTCTCCTGGACCGAGTATTCGCTGGAAGAAGGCTTTGCCGTTCCCGACAACACGGTCGGCCGCACCGGCCGGGTCAACCGGATCGAGCTGAGCGGCGAAGAGAAGGAGAGCGCCGTCAAGGATTACGGCCTGGAAATCCCGATCCCGAACTCGGATATCGAGGCAGCCCGAAACGCGCGCGAGAAGAAGCTTTCGACGATCGATCCCGAACGCCAGGCAGCGCGCCGGATCAAGAGCTACAACATGAACAACCGCGAGATCCGCGTGGCGGACCTGATCCAGGATCCCAATACCTATGCCGCCAGCCGGCGGCTTGCGCTGACCGGAACGGACAAGTGGTCGGACTATGAGAACTCGAACCCGATCGGCGACATCAAGGACGCCATGCGCTCGACGCTTGTTCATCGGCCCAACACCGCTGTTATGGGCGAGCTGGTCTGGCACTACCTGTCCTCGCACCCGCAGATCGTCAACGCCATCCGCGGCAACCTGACCAACCAGGGCATTGTGACCAAGGAAGAGTTCGCCCGGCTCTTCGGCCTGCGCCGCGTGCTGGTTGGCGAAAGCCAGATCAATGCGGCCCGCCCCGGCCAGGTCGCGAACCTTCAGATGGTCTGGGGCACGTCGCTGCAGCTTCTCTACATCAACTCGGACGCGGGTCCGGACGGCGACGTCACCTTCGGCTTTACCGCCGAATATGGCTCGCTGGTTGTGATGCGCCGCGAGGACGGCGATGTCGGTCTGCAGGGCGGCGTCATTATCCGCGAGGGCGAGCGGGTCAAGGAGCTGGTCGTCGCCAAGGATACCGGCTTCCAGATCTCCGGCGCGGTCGCAGCCTAAGCAATACCCCCCGAGCGAAGGCCCCCGTGAGTTGAAGACGAGTTGACCAAGAGCGAACACCCGATGGAGGCGAGCATGGCCCGCAAAGCACAACAGACCCAAACCCCGAAAGCATCGACAGCGCCTGCCACAAACAAGCCGGCCAGCGAGGAAACCCTGAACGGCTCCAGCACGCTTCCGGCCGACATCGAAATCGCGGAAGGCCAGACCGTCCAGCTCGGCGAGATCGTAATGAAGGCGCATGCGCGGTCAGGGCTTTCCGCCGAGGCCTGGAACGCCCTGCCAGAAGACGAGCGTGAAGCGCTTCTCACCAAGGAAATCGAGCACGCCAAATCCGAAGCCACGGGCTCGGCACCTGCACCAGAAGGTGCTGTTGAAGGCGCTTCAAACGGCTCTCAAGGTCCTGTTGAGCCCGCCTCGAAGGCGGATGCCAAACCGGCGAAAGGCAAGCCGTCCGGCACAAATCCAGAGCCTCAGGCTGTCGGCCAGAGCGAGGAGCGCATCTTCATTGCGCTCTCGCCCGTCAAGCAGAACGGCAAGCGGTTTTTGAGGGGCGACCGGATCACGCTCAACCGCGCCGGCTTTGAAGAGCTCAAGCGCTTCAGCGCGGTCGAAGGCGAGTTCGAAGACGGCAGGCCGGCAAAAGCCTGAGTTCGCCCTAGCCCCGAAAGGATGAATTGCCATCATGGTCGCGCCGTTTGCAGCCCTTGGAGATCTCGAAGCCCGGTACCCGTCCGAGCTGACATTGCTCGCGGCCGACGAGAACACCGGCCTGCGCGATGATGGCCGGATCGATCTGGCGCTCGATGACGCGACCACCGAGATCATCGCCATCCTGCAGGCGCGCTATTCGACCGCGGATCTCGCCAATCTCGACGAGACCTCGCTGACGATCGTCAAGGTCTACTGCATGGACATCGCGCTCTACCGGATCGCGCTCGCCTTCTCCCGATCATCGGACACGATCAAGGAGCGCTATGAGGCAACGATCAAGCGGCTTGAAGCCATCGCGTCGGGCAAGGGCGCATTGAGCCTGGTCGGAGCCGGGTCTTCGGACAGCTCCGATCCTGCCGGATCGATCGACCAGAACGAAGTGGTGATGACCGCGCCCGAGCGCATGTTCACGCGCAATCGGCTGGGGCGGATCTGATGGGCGGGATCTCGATCATCATCGAGAGCGATGATTTCGACAAGGTGTTCAATCGCCTCAAGCCGATCTTCGACTTCGATCCATCGGAACTGATGACCGGCATTGCGGCCCTTGGCGAGAGCCAGACGCGGCGCAGGATCTCGGAGGAGAAAACAGCGCCGGATGGATCGGCCTGGAAGCCAAACAACGAGGGCACGTCGATCCTTCTTCAGACCGGCCAGCATCTGTTGCAGTCGATCGCCTCTGAAGCCTCACCCGACATGGCCGAATGGGGAGCCACCTGGGAGCACGCCCATGTTCACCAGGACGGCATGACGATCGTGCCGAAAAACGCCAGGGCACTGATCTTCCAGATCGGCGGCAAGACCGTGGGCGCATCGAAGGTCACCATCCCGGCGCGGCCCTTTGTCGGCCTGTCATCGGAGAATGAGGCCGAGATCGAGGAGCTGATCACCGATGTTCTGGGAGGGTCGCTGCAATGATCGAGCCGACCACGCTCAATGCGCTGCTCGCCACCAACCGTGTCGATGAAGTCAAGGCGGCGATCGTCGCCCGCCTTCGGGCGCTTCTGCCCGATGTTGCCGTCCGCTCGCATCCCGGCAAGCTCGATATCTCCGATGTGGTCACCGAGGACATCGTCAAGACGCCGGGCATCGCCATCGGCTGGAGCCGCATCCGCACCGTCGAGGACATCGCCTCGGGCTTTGGGCTGCAGATCGACTGGACGGCCTATGTCGTGGTCGAGGATCGGGCTGACAATGCGGCCAAGAGGCGGTTCGAGCGCGAGAGCGTCGGCCATGCGATCGGCGGCTTTCTGATCCGGGTGCTGGGCGACGAAGACGAAGCCGCCTGGGGGCTCATGAACATCGGACTGCCCAGCGCGCCCGAGTTCAAGCCGCTGTTCACCTCCAGATCCTTCGCCAAGGGCATCGCCTATTATGCAGTGACCTGGAGCCAGGAGCTGATCGAAACCGGCGAGCCTCCGTTCCCTGGCCTTGCGCCTACCGTAAGCGAAACCGAAGACGAGCAGGTCCTGTTCGAGGATGGCGACATCCCTGCCGAGATCCGCGCCCTGGTTGAGAACGCCGGGATCGAGGAGATGGACCCGTGAGCAGGCTCATCTCCTCGGAACTTCGCACTTTGCACCGCAAGGTCCAGAAGCTCGACCGGCGGCTTGCGACCACGCTCCTGCCGGGCAAGGTCAAGCCGGGCAGCCAGGATCTGCAAAAGCGCACCGTGCGCCTGATCCTCGGAACCGATGCGAAAGGCGAGGAAGTGCTTTCGCCGCCTGTGCGCTGGCAGCAGCAGGGCGCAGGAACGCTCAAGATCCACGCCGTGCCGGCCGACAACGAGCAGATGTTGCTGACCTCGCAGTCCGGCACCATCGGCGCTGGTTCCTCGGCGCAATGGGCCACCTACGACCAGGATCATAATCCGCCGTCCGACAAGGACACCGAGGCCGTCATCGAATTTGCGTCTGGGGCGCGCTGGACCATCCAGCAGGACGGCCACCGGCTGACCGCCGACAATGTTCATATCGATGCCCAGACCGTCACGCTCGGCGGTGAAGGCGGCGAGAAGGTCGCGCGCGTCGGCGATCGCGTCCTGGTCGAGACCGGATCCAGCGCAGGCCTTTGGCCGATCGTCGAAGGCTCCGGCATCGTTTCAGCAACCTGAGGAAAACAGCATGGCACGTAAAGCAAAACCAGCCGCACCCAAAGCGCCTCAAGGCCCATGGCCGCGTGACTTCGTGGTGACGGACATGGCCGGACCGAAGGTCAATGGAAAGCGCGCCAAGGCTGGTGACATCGTCACGTTCGGCGAGCTGGAAGCCGACCACGAGCTCCGCATGGGCTCGATCGAGCCCGCTACGACCCCGCCTGCGCCGGAAACCGAGTAAAGGATCGTCTCACGCATGCGCGCTGTCCGCTACAGAACCGGGATCAACCGCCACACTGGAAAGGTGTTGCGCGGGGTTGCGCATGTGCATCAGTCGCTCGGCGTCATCTGGACAACGCGACTGTTGGAACTCGTCATGGCGCTCGACTTCGGATCTGACGTGCGCGGGCATCTTTCCGAGGACATCACGCCGGGCCTGGCTCTGCAGATCTACAGTTCTCTGGTGGTCGCGGCCCACACATTCGAACCCGAATACCGGATCTCAAACCTGCGCCTGGTTCGCGTCACGCGCGACGGCACGCTCGGGCTCAAATATGCCGGCACCTATTATCCCGAAGGCCGTTTCGGGAACTACGACATCGCCATCCCCGACACTGCGATCGCCGCCATCAGCTTCAACAGATTGACCGGAGTTGCGGCATGAACCGGAAGATCGGAATCAATTGATGTCGGCATTCTCGTCACAGACCCTGGACCTGTCACGCTACAGCGCGCCGCTCGCCATCCAAGGCATCGATTTCGAAGTCATCATGGCCGAGCGAAAGGCTCGTCTTGTCGAACTTCTCGATGAGGCCGACATCGGTTTTGATGTCGAAAGCCTGCTCACGGATCCGGCGATCATCGTGGAGCGCGCGGACGCGTTCCGGGAACTGCTGGCCTATGCGCGCATCAATGACGCAGTCAAATCGGGCCTGATCGCCTTCGCGACAAAATCTGATCTCGATCATCTTGGCCTGACATCGTCGCTGCATCTTCCTGTTTCTCACCGCGACCTGATGTTGCGCCGGACCATTGTGCCAGCGTCGGAAGGTGCGGCGGCCGTGATGGAGCGCGATGAGGAATACCGCCGACGGCTTTTGCTTGCGCCTGAGGCCTATGCCACGGCCGGCACGGAAGGCGGGCTATTGTTTCATGCGCTGTCGTCGGATGTCGGCGTCCTCAATGCCGACCTCTGGGTCGCCAGCGACGACAGTGTTCAGATCGCCATCCAGGCGCGCGATGGCGGCGCGGAGGCATCTGCTCCTCTGGTCGACAAGGTCCGGGCGCACATGACCCGCAAAGACGTCAAGCCTTTCACGGACGTCCTCTCTGTCAGTTCGGTGACGCGGCACGATTACACGATTGCCGTGACCGTATTTGTGAGGCCTGGTCCTGATCCGGCGTCCGTCCGTTCCACCGCCGAAGACAGCCTTGCCGCCATGGCTGCGGCGCGACGCGTGCCGGCCCGCGATGTGCCTCTTTCGGCGATCATTGCAGCGGCGACGGTCGGTCCGGTCGATCGCGTCGTGGTCGACGCTCCTTTCTCCGATGTGGTGATGGGCGATGGGGAACTGGCTGTCTGCACCGGCATTACGGTCAATGTGCAGGTGCATCATGACTGATGTCGCCACCATCCTTCGTGCAGAAACAACGCCTTTCGAGCGCGCAATCGAGACCACTTCCGGCGAACGCTGGGTCGCGCTCGATGACGATATCATAAGGCGCTCACGCAATCCCTGGGACTGCCCGGAGCATCTGCTCTCCTTTCTCGCTTTCGAACGGTCGGTCGACATCTGGAACGAAGACTGGCTGGCCGAGAAAAAGCGCTCGGTCATCGACAGCGCTCCCCAGGATCATCACTTCAAGACGACCGAGGAAGGGCATCGCCGCTACATCGAGATCGCCGATGGCGAACTGGTCGAAACTCTGACGCCTCCCGGCGGGTTCTTCGCAGCACCGGATCTGTCCAAGGAGCAATGGGACGGATGGATCTCGCTGATGCCTCGGCTTCGCATCACGCTCGGCCACAGCCAGGGCGAATGGCTGGCTCCGGCCGGATGCTTTGCCGATGTTTGCGCCGTCGACGTGGATGCGCCCGGCATCAATGACGGGCCTGCTCTTTACGGCCGCCGCGCGCTGCTACGTCGCACGGCAGACGCCGAAGACGAGCCGTTGCGGGTGGTGACTGTTACGTCAGCGCGCACTTTGCGAAACGCGACCGAATTCGAGCGCGTCGTGATCCCTGGCTCCTGCAGCTTCGGGCTTGCCGCAGATGACGGAGCCGCCGGCAATGATTTTGCCGATGCCGCCGAAACCCAGCCGCAAGTGTTCAGTTACCGGGTCGACAGCACCTATGTGCGCGAGCAGAGCGAACTGTCTCTGACATCGGTTCCGATCGGCTACGATCCGCTGGACGTCCGCTTCTATCGCGAAAGCGATATCGGCAACGGCAGAGGGCAGTTCTTCGCGAGCATGGATGCGGCTCATACTGGCTTCGCCGGCGCGAATGACGGCAGCGCGCTGCTGGCGGACGTGCTCTATCTGCACGAGCCATCGGTGGCAGCGCCGATTGTCGATGCCATGTCCTTCGCCAACGTCACTCGGGTCTCATTCCCCAGAAAACGGGGTGAAATGCTCATCCGCGCGGAAGGCTACCTCCCGGAGCTTTCGTCTTTCGTCGTCGAGACATCCTACGTGGGCGAAGACGCGGCGCTCGCAGAAGATCTGTCTCATGTCGAGTTCGTCATGGATGCCGTGACGGCCTCCAAACGGTTCACGGATCAGATCCGCGTCAGCTTCGAAACCACCCGCCCCATCACGCTCGGCCAAGGCCGTCGCCTGGATCAGCCCCGCGCGCTCAACGCGCGCACTCCGAACCACCTCTGAGGACACCCCGATGACCGAACGCATCGTCAAAGTACAGCAGAACCAGATCGTCACCGCGACCGACTTCGACAATTTCGGCAAGTTCCCGCGTGCATCGCTCGACCATGTGGTCAAGGACGCGATCACCGACCAGCCGGGCTACATCCAGTTCTCGGTGGTCGAAAGCGGCCCTGCGGAGGTCACCGTCGCTCCTGGTCGGTACTATCGTGATGGCGTGGTCTTTGCCCGTGATGACGAAGGTGGCGTGCCTATTGATCTGTCGACGCTTCTGCCGGCTGTGACCAAGCGGATTGTTACCGTTGTCGTCTGGGGCAACACGGTTGATACCAACACGGAGCCGCGGACCTTCCTGCTTGACCCTGTGACACGCACCACGGAAGCCCGCGTTGTCGCGACCGAGAGCCGGCGCGTGGCTTACGTGGACCGTGTCGCTGGTCAGGAGAACGTCGACCCACAGCCACCCGCACTTGATGCGAATGTTCTCGGCATCGCGCACGTGACGCTGGACACAACCGGTATCGTGTCGATCGAGATGATCGCCGCCAACCGGCTGCTCTCGCTCAAGAGCCTGAACACGCGCCTGACGCTGGTCGAAAAGCGCCTCGATCTGGCCGGCTCTCAGATCGACACGCTGCGCACCGATATCTCCGGTCTGGCGCAGGCGATGCGCACCCATGCGCCAATGTCGATGCTGGTCAATCTCGCTTCCGACTTCGCCCGCACCAAGCGCCTTGCCGATCTGCCTGACGACTACATGGCCTGGGCGGCCGACAACTTCCAGCGCGACGATCTGTCCGACACCGAACATGGTGATTATGACGCGCTTGTTGATGAGGGCTTGTATTTTCCGGATGCGGCCGTCGCGCGGGCAGCACTGGCGCTGACCAATCCGCTTGATGAGCGCATAACCGTCACCGACAATATGGTGTTTCCGCGTTCTGTCGATGTGACACGCCTTTCAGTGCGCGGCCGCGACAGTGAAGTGGCGCTGGCCACTCACACATCCAGCACCACCGAATACGTTCAGAAAACGCGCTCGCGCACAGAAATCCAGATGCTCGGTCAGTTTCAATCCCCTGGCTTTGCCGGCGAGGGTGAAGGATGGAAAACGCGGTTTGGCCAGTATGACTACTACGGCCAAGGCCTGCAGATGATCTTTGTCGAGCGCACCAACCCGGTGACCGAGGAGAAGGAAGTCTGGGAGTACAACTGGTCCACGGACATTGTCCGCGACTGGGAAAAATACGGTGGGCCATATGGCACCGGATATGTCCTTACCCCCTACTGGAGGCACTATATCGTCAAGACGATCCAGGAGCCCTATCAGGAGGCGGTTGTCCATTCCGAGACCGTGCAGGGTTTCCAGATAGGGCAGACATTCCTCAATGCCCAGGAAGGCGCGTTGCGCAAGGTCAACGTCTTCTTTACGCGCAAGGCCGCGTCGGGTGATGTTCATCTGTTCGTCACTGAGCTCGACGCCTCCGGCAAGCCCAATACAAACGCTGTACTCGGCAAGGCGACGATTGTGCCTGCCGCGATCAGTGCCGACCCGGCCGGGGACACAGCGACCATCTTCGATTTCGGCAATGTGTCGATGGTCAAGGGCCGCCGGTATGGCTTGTGGATGGTTTCTCAAGGGTCGCATTGGCTGGCCCGCGTCCATGGCGAGAAATATGCCCAGGGCGCGTTCTTCCAGAAGAGCGGCGGCGAATGGATCGGCGCTGCCGGCGACATCGATCTTGCCTTCGAACTGGTGTTCGCAGGCTACGACCAGACCCGCGTCGAGGTGCAGCTTGATCCTGCGACGCTCGCCGGCGGCATCGGCTATCTGGAACTCAATGCCGATACGGCAACGCCTGATGGGGCCAGTGTCAGGTTCGAGATGAACCCCGGAACCGGATGGGTGTCGCTGCCCAGCCCGACCGACAACCTTGCAGGTCCGCTTGCAAGTCAGCCCGCCCTTGTGCAGCTGCGCGCTGTTCTCATCGGCACAACGGATGCAATGCCCGGCTTCGGGATCGGCGCTGCCCGGTCCTGCGTCACGGTATCGCATGGCGACGATGCGTTTGTCCACATCTCCACCGAACGGACGCTGCCGGCCGCTGCCGATACCATAGAGGTGACTGTCCGGTGCGCACATTGGCATGCTTCTGACAATACGCTCACCGTCAAGCTGCTCACGGGCGCAACCTTTGCCACGGTGGAAACGGCAGACGCGACGGTCGACCTGCAGGAGCCGGAAACTGAAGTGAGCCTGATGACCAGGAAGTTCGTCTTCAACCTCTCCCCTGCAATCGACAGCTACAAGATCAGGATTGAAGGCGCGAGTTCGGATCCCTGGAAACTGTTCAGTGTGATGGAACGCACCGACGTGGCCTACGTCGCCTGACACGACACAGAGAAGGAAACACCATGAGCAAGAAAAGCGAAGACATGTTTGCGGGGGTCGACCCCGAGGCATCCTACGATGTCTCCCTGAGGCGGCCGATCCAGATCGGACGGACATGGGTGCGGCCAGGCACCAGGGCCGTGCTCAAAGGCCGCGTGATCCTCAGCAACAAGGACAGCATCAGTGAGCTATCGCCGCACACTTCGTGAGACGCTTCGTCTGAATGGCGACACGCTGTTCGACCTTCAGATGCTGGAGCGGCTGCTCGACACGATCGAGCTGCGGTTGCGGCCGGTCGAGGACAAGAAGGCCTCGCTGGAAGCTGTCGAGCAGTTGATCCGCGATGTCGGTCTGCAGCGCATAAACGAAGTGCTGACGCCGGCGATCGCGTCCGTGTTGCTGATCCAGGAGCGCGGCTTCCTCATGGCCCGCTCATCGACGTCAGCGACAATCGCGGCGGACAATGTGCTCACGCTTGTCATTGATGACGAGCATGAGCGAGCGACCTTTGTGCCAGGACCTTTTCCGGCCCTGACACGCGAAAGCACGCCCGACGATATTGCGGTCACACGGCTGATCGGATGGGAGCCCGAGACCGGCGAACTGATGATCGAGGTGATTGCCGCCTTTGGGGATGAAGGCCCTCATGAGGATTGGGTGATCGTCGCGACTGCCGGTGTCTCCAACGCGGTTCAGTCGATGCTTGCCGAGGTTCGCACCCGTTCTGATCAGGTCGCGGCAGACAGGATGGTTGTCGCAGATGATCGGGCAACGGCAGTGGCTGCGCGGGGCGAAGCAGTCGATGCCCGCAATATAGCGGTTCTCGCTGCAGAGGCTGCTGCGACGTTTGATCCGGCTTCCTACTATCCGAAGGCAGAAACCTATTCGAAAACCGAAGTCGACACTGGTTTAGGGGAAAAAGTCGGGGCCGACGGCTTGGTCGCCGCCGCCACCAGCTTCGATCCGGCGGGCCTCGGCATGTCGGCCGAGAATGTGCAGGCAGCCTTTGCTGAGCTCCTGAGCAAACTCCCGTTCCGAAACATGGAGGTGTTCACTTCGTCGGGAACCTGGACGCGTCCCGAGGGTGTCGACAAAGTCCTGGTAATCCCGATCAATGGAGGCCAGGGGGGCGGCTCGGGTAATGGCTCATTGGCCGGTCAAGGTGGAAAGGGCGGAGATGCTGCACTCGCGCTGTTCGATGTATCGGCTGATGTCACGGTAACTATCGGCGCTGGCGGGACCGGCGCGACAGGGACCAACAACTCGGGGCGGACAAACGGTGGGGCCACAAGTTTCGGGGCGCTGACTACAAGCAATGTAAACTCGACCTATGGGGGCTTCAGGATGGAAGGCGCTGCGGGTGTCACTCCGGGCGGCCTGGTCAATACAGGTTCTGGTGGCTCATCCGGATTTGGAGCGTTGTACGGTTTGGGGGGTGTGGGTTCTCCCAGTTCCGGTGGCCCTGGCGCTTCCGGTGCCTGCATCGTTCTGTGGTGAGGTGAAGACATGCGCATTCAGATCATAGAAAACAGCCAAGTCGCGAATGTCATTGAGGCCCAATCGCTTGTTGCTGCCCAGGCGCTCTTGCCAGAAGCAACGCTTGCTGCTGATGAATATGCCGGGGTGGGTTGGTCCTATGACGGCCAGACATTCTCGCCGCCTCCGGCACCCTCGCCAACATCCGCCGATGTCGACGCCGAACGTGACAGGCGTTTGCAGCTGAACTTCACGTTCAATGGTGTTGTTTACCAGCGTGACGAGAAAGCCATTCGTCGCATTAACGGTGCCGGGACGCTGGCTCTTGGTGCCATTATTGGCGGCGCTCAACCCGGTGATTACCGGTGGCACGGTGAGAGCACTGATTTCGAGTGGATTGCCTTTGACAACAGTACCGTGAAAATGGATGCGCAGACCGTCATGGCCTTCGGCGCGGCGGCAGCGACGGTGGAAACGCAACTGGTGTTCGCGGCTAAAGTGATCAAGGCGATGGACCCGATACCGGCAGACTACGCCACGAACGAAACCTATTGGCTGTGACCGACTGGTTGAACCCACACATCATCGTCGGCTCCGCAGCTTGTCTTTGATGACGGGAATAAATTCAGCTAGTTCGCGGTGCAGTGATGCTGCTACGTCAACGGAAGTTAGAAGCCCTGAAACGTCTATGCCAGTCTGCTTCTCCCGTGGACGCTTCAGTCGATCTGGATGAGGCCTAGCAACATAACCTGTGTCTTCGTCGCGCAATAGTCCGTCGGGGCCGAGTGTCATCTCCCGCCGTCTCCATAGCGCAAAATGAGCGGCACGATTGCGATACTCCGACTTTGTGCCAATCCGCTTGCAAAGCAATTTCCATTTCTCTGCTTCTGGTGTGCCTATTGCGAGCCGGGCTTCTACGATCTCGTCAGCCAGCTTTAACTTAGAGCGAAACGCATGATCTTTATAAAAAATGATAGCCGCAAAGTCGTCGCGCGTGTTCAGCGCAAGTGAAAAGAGGCCAAACAACTGCATCTCCAATTGTGCCCATTGATTTATGCACCTGCCGACCGCGAGCAGATGCAGATCTACCTCCTGTTTGGTTTTCTCTAACTCATCGTCAGAGCTCATGACATCCTCCTGCTCTCAGATACGGGATCACACTCTTAAGTCGCGTCACGAGGGCTTGGCAAACATGCTTTGCATAGCGGCGGCGCAACTGACACCTGTCAGCCCATAAACCCCGCGCGCGCGATAATCTCGGGCAACTGATCTTGAGCCCGAGGTTACCTTATGAGTGCGACCACTCCAAATGTCGGCGTCCGCGTCTTCTCCAATCTGTCGAGCACCACGGCGGCGATCGATGCCCGCGTGGCCTATACCGGCATGGCGCTGCCCTGTCCGGATGCGGACAACTCGATCGAGAAGCACAAGCCGATCGTGGTCAACACCGGCGACAGCGAGCTGATCACCCTTCTAGGTGCAGGTGTGGCGCGCGATACGATCACCCAGATCGCGTCCGAGGGCATCTCGACCGATCTTCTCTTCGTGCGCACCGATGACGATGCCGACCCGGACACCCAGCTTGGCCTGGTGGCAGGCTCCGCCGTCGACAAGACCGGGATCTGGGCGCTGCTTGAGGCCAAGAGCGAAACCGGGCTGGAGCCGGGCCTCATCATCGCGCCGGGCTTCACCTCGCAGCGGCCCGATGATGCGGCCAATCCGGTGGCGACCGCCATGGACGCCATCTGCGACCAGATCATCGACTGCATGGGGATCACCGACACGCTGGAAACCTCCCGCGAGGCGGCGGCCGAGAATGCTGCGGACTTCGCCACCTCGCTCAACATGATTGCGATGTATCCATCCGTCCTGGTGACGATCGACGGCGTCAACGTCACGCGGCCGCTCTCGCCGCACATGGCGGCAGCGATCATGCGGCGCGATGCCGAGGCTGGAAACCCCTATAAAGCAGCCTGGAACCGGCCCTTGAAAGGCATTCGAGGCGTCTCCCAGACGGTCTCCTATCAGGACGGCCGCACCGAGACCGACGCCAACTATCTTGTGCAGAATGGCGTCGGTACCGTGATCGAGAACAAGCTCCTCTGGGCACCTTATTCGACGGCCACGGACCCGACCGTGAAGGGCTATCGCTCCATCAAGCGGATCCGCACCCGCCGCTCGATCGAGAAGGCGCTCTTGCGCGCACTCCGGAAATTCAATGCCGGCGATCTCGGGCCGCACCTGGTCACACTGATCTACCAGTCGGTGGCAGAGGCCTGCGCCGAGCGCGTGAACTTCGGCGCGCTGATCGACTATGAGCTGGTCTGGGATCGCAAGCTCAACCCGTCCACCTTCCTCCGCGATGGTGGCCTGAGAGTGAAGCTTCGGTTCGAGGAGACGCCGGATCTGACCGACCTGCAGATCTTCACCGAGCCACAGCCCGAGGCCTTTGACATCCTGGCCGGCCGCATCGGCCAGGCGCTGAGTGCGCTAGGCAATCCCAACATCCGCGTCACGGCATAAGGAGCCAGATCATGGACCGCATCATTCAGGGCGCAAACTGGTATGTCGATACGCTCAACCAGCGTCTGCGCCTCGCCGAAATCACCATGCCCGAGCTCAACCGCGCCAAGGAAGTGCTGCAGATGGGCGGCGGCTTCTTCAATCTCGCGGTGCCTTACGAGATCGAAGAGCTGGAAGCGCCGTTCTCATTGAACGGCAGCCACGAGGACATCCGCTCACTGTTCGGCCGCGAGCCCGGCGACTGGACCACGTTCTACTACTATGAGCGGCTTCGGGATCTGGTCAGCGGCGTCAACAAGGGCCGCATCGTCATCTTGAAGGGGCTGGTGACCAAGGTGACCCAATCCAAGGTGACCGGCAAGAAGGGCGATGCTGCGGGCTATGCGGTGGGCTCGATCGTCGAATATCGCGACATCGTTGACGGTAAGGAAATCCATAGGTTCGATCTGTTCAACAATCACCTGATCATGAACGGCGTCAACTACTCCCAGCAACACAACGAGATCATCGCGGCATGAGCAAGGATGAGCCCAAGAAGCCCGATCCCGCGCCTGAGGTCGACGTTGCCGACATCCCGCTGCCGCCCGAGGAGCAGTGGGACGATCTCGACAACAGCGCGGGAGCGGCAACGGATAGGGCAGAAGCCAAGCCCGCACCACGCGCGGCGGTGCCGCCGGCCCAGATCGCCGACCTCGAATTCGAGGGCTGTGCCTATCGCGAAACAGTCCCGCTGGAACATCCCTTCAGGCACCCTCAGACAGGCGAATGGGTTCGGTCGGTCACTGTCGAACGGCTGCCCATCGGACAGGTTGCCCGCCTGGTCGACCGGTTCTCGGGCGAGACCTACGACAAGTTCGAGATCTATTCCCTGATGACCGGCTTGCCCGCCCCAGTTCTGCGCGGCCTCAAGGATGTCGATGGCGACCGGGTCACGGAGGTGGCCTATGATTTTTTGCCCCGCGTCTTCCGTCCGGCGAGCGCGTCGAGCCGGACCTGAAACTCTGGCGGTCCTATGTCGCCCGCGTGGCGGCTTCATTCGCCACACCGCTCCCGCAGGTCGAAGCCATGACGATCGACAAGGTCATGCTCTACCACGCCGAAGCGATCCAGCTGCATCAGGAAACCTGGGGCCTTATGGCAGGAGCAAGCCGCAATGAGTGATCTCGATGTTGCAATGCGGCTCAAGCTGATCAATCAGCTATCCGGGCCGGCAAAGGACGCCAAGGAAGACCTCGAACAACTACGCCGACAGACGGATCGACTGGGAGCCTCCCAGGACAGGAACGCCGCCCGGTTCGAGCGCTACCGCGCTGTTGCCGTGGCCGGTGGCGCTGCGATTGCCGCCGGTGTGCTGGCTGCAGGCAAGGCAGCGCAATATGCCACTGGCGAAGCCATGACATTCGAGACCGCCATGGCCGAAGTTCGCAAGGCAGTGGACGTGTCCGACGACGAGTTTGCAGATCTCGCCCGATCGGTCCTGCAGGTCTCGGAAGAAACGGGCGTGGCCAAGGAAAACCTTGCCGGCCTTGTGGCCGAGGCGGCGCGCTCCGGCCGGCCGCTAGAGGAGCTGACCGAGTTTGCCCTTCTCGCAGCCAAGGGCTCGGTCGCATTCGGGATGAGCGCGGAGGAAACCTCGGCCGCGATGTCGAAGATGGGCAATGCGCTCGATCTGTCCTTGCCGCAGCTCTACGATCTCGGTGACGCGATCAATCACCTTGCTGACAACTCTGCTTCCAGCGAACGCGATCTGATCAACTTCATCAATCGTGCGGGCTCCACCGCCAAGATCGCAGGACTTGCCGCTGAAGAAACCGCTGCCTTTGGATCTGCGCTGCTTTCGATCGGCGTGCCTGCCGAGGTGGCAGGAACCGGCTTCAACGCCTTCATCAGCAAAATCTCCACGGCCGAGAAGCAGGGCAAGAAGTTCCAGCAGGGGCTCGATGCGCTTGGGTTGAGCGCCAAGGAGCTCAAGGCCGCGCTGGCAGATGATGCGCCGGCGGCGATGCTCGATCTTCTCAACAGGATCGACAAACTGCCTGACGCTGAAAAGCTCGGCGTTCTCACCGACATGTTCGGTCTCGAATATGCCGATGATATCGCCAAGCTCGCCAATTCGGTCGAGCTGGTTGGGGATGCGCTCGACCTGGTCAGCGACAAGGCTGACCGCGCAGGCTCGCTCGACAAGAGCTTTGCGATCTTCGACGCAACCACCCAGAAGAAGATCGACGACACCGGCATTGCACTTGAGAACCTGGCGACCCGCGTCGGGCAGAACTTCACGCCTGCGATGGGCGAGGCTGCAGACGCGATGAGCGGCTTCATCACGAAGATCTCCGACATGCTCGATCGCTCGGCCGAGGCCGAAGCGATGCTCGGCAAGTTCGAAGCCAGCGGCGATCTGACCAAAGATGATCAGGCACGGCTCGCCGATGATCCGCAGCTTGCCCAGACAACCCAATCGGCCCGGAGGCAGACCAGGGAAGCAGCCGAGACCGAGCTTTCACAAATCATGAAAGCCCGGAAAATGCGCCGTGAGGGTGTGACCACGCGCGCTGCCCGCAGGCTCTATGACAAGTACCTCACGCCAGACGTGGACGCCCGGATCGCAGAGCTTGAAAAGACCATCGGCGAGCTTTCATCCATCGACGCCGAGGATCAATCCTCGGAGGATCTCGGAGCCACGCTTGAGAGCCTTCGATCCCAGCTGTCACAGATCCCGCGCACACTGCGAAGAAGCCGGGGCGAATACGCCAATCCGGCCTATCAGGAGATCAAGGCCCAGATTGCGGAAGCGGAGAAAGAGCTCGCCACCCAGAAGCGCGCCGGCGAGAAAGGCACCGAGGCGCTTAACATGGGGTATCTCAAGCCCTTCGAAGGCGGTCCCCGGTTTCCTGATCAGGAGATGGATGAGTACAAATCAAAGCTCACGAGCGAAGGCGAAGCAGCCCTTGCGATTTCCGAGGAGTATGCCCGCCACATGCAGCAATTGATGCAGGGCGTGATACCTACTCCTTTGCCGCGTCCAGATCCGAACGGACCGGATCAAATTGTCACCAATCGCTCAACCGCGACTATCAGTGACGTTGAAGAAACCGAGAATTTTGGAGCGAATGAGACTTCTGAGCCCCAAGAGGCGGCGCGATCCGCTCTCTCCAGGTCCTTCGGTCCGGAAGCCGAAAAATCCATGGAGGATTACAAAAAGAAGATCTCGATCGAGGGGGACGAAGCAGCAGGCATCGCCCGTCAGAAGGCGGAGGCAATAAAGGCGGCATTCTCGTTTACCGCCACGCCCACAATCGCTCCACGCCTCGTGGAGCCATCCAGGCCGGCTGGTGGCCAGTCTGGCCGGAGCGCCGGCACGACAAATGTCAACATCAACCAGAACATATCTGGCGCGGGCAACCCGGAGCGCGTGGCGGCCGCTGCCAACCGAAGGCAGGATCGCGCCATCAGGCAGGCTCGCGCCGGTGCGCTTTACGACACCGGAGCCTATGCATGAGTACCACATCGCTCGCATCGATCGGCAACGCCCAGCTCAAGGTGATCGGCCTCAATCCGCAGGGCTTCAGCCGGGCATCGGAAAGCCGCGTGCCCGGCAAGGCCACGTTCAAAGGCATGGATTACCAGCGCACCGGCATGGGCGAGAAAGTGACCACCGTCGAGGCAATCACCTATCCGCAGGTGATTGGCGGCATGGATGCCGTCGCCTGGCTGATCCGCCATCACGAGGCGCAGGATGCAGTGCCGTTCATCAGGCTCGGCACCAACTATCTGGGCGAAGTCATCGGCTTTGTGGTGGTGCGCAATCTGTCGATCGATGAGGACCGGCTGCATCCCTTCACCGGTGTCGGCCGCAAGGTCGAGGTCTCGGCCGAGCTTCTGCATGTCGGGAGTATCTGAGATGGCTCGTGAGATCATTGACGTTGTGACCAAAGAAGACAGCGACGAGCGGCTCGACCAGTTCGTCGGCCGCTTCTATGGTGGACGCACGCGCGGCACTGTGGAAGCCGTGCTCGATGCCAATCCCGGCCTTGCCGCCCTTGGTCCATTTCCGCCGGCGGGCACAAGGATCGCGCTGCCTAAGGTCGAGGATGATGAAGGCGATGCCGATACCGTCCGGCCCTGGGATTGATCGGCATGGCCCTGCGCACACCCATCATTCGGATCATCGGTCCTTCTGGCTTCAACATCATCCCGAAGCTTGGTCCGGCGTTTCTCGGCGCGACGATCACCGACCAGGAAGGCTATGAGAGTGATCAGCTGGTTATCCGGGCAGCGGCGCGCACGCCTTATCTGGAGCCACCGGCAAAGGGCACGCGCTACCAGGTGCTGGCGGGATGGCTGGAAAGCAGCGTGCGGCTGATCGGCATCTACGAATATCAATCGACGACGATCACAGGCGATCCCGAAGACGGCGAGGAGATCCACATCACCGCGCGGGCGGCCGACTTCATTGACAAGGCCAAGGGCGGCGATCGGCGGCACTATGACGAGGAGAACGGCTTCGGAACCGCCGGCAGGATCTTCGACGATCTGGCCAAGGAAATGGGCGTTGCGGCCGTCATCCCGTCCGAGCTGCGCGACATCAAGATCCCGTACCGGCTGAGATGGAACCAGTCGGCGATCGACTTCGCCACGGATCTCGCCGACGAGATCGGCGCGATCACCAAGCCCCAGGCCGGCCGGCTGGTGATCCGCAAGCGCGGTGCCGGCGCATCGGCCTCGGGCCTGACCTTGCCTGCGATCACCGTGCATCACGATCCCTCCTATGCCTACGAGTTCACGATCGAGCCACGGCCGGACTTCAAGGAGACCGAGACGCCCTGGTTCGATCCCGCACTCGGGATCACCAGGCTTGAGAAGGCAGCGCGCGGCAAGGCCGCTTCGCTCACCACCTTCATGCATCCCTTCGCAAGCGAGATCGAAGCGAAGGTCGGCGGCAAAGCCATCTCCCAGCAGCTCTCCCGCAACACCGGCTCCGGCTTCATCGAGATAGCAGGCAACGCGAGCGTGACCGCCGGATCACCGGTCATCCCAGTGGGCTTCGGCTCAGCCGTCAGCGCCATCGAATGGGAAGCGGCGAGCGTCGAGCACGAGTTCACGCCGGATCCCGGCTGGATCACGCGGGTGGATCTACAGGCGAAGGAGGAAGGGTGACATTGGAAGGCGACGGGCATGAACCACGGTGGAAATGGTGTGCTTTATGGACAAGGCAATGAGCCGATGAACCCTAGAAGAAAACCTGCGCAAATGATCCCAGCTGCAATGACAAGACCGCCACGCTCACGCTTTTGTCCGAGGACCACAATCTTTATCGGTCGCTTTCCAAATTGCGCATCGCTCTTTTGGTTCATATCGGGTGACAACTGCGCTTCTGTCGCCTGTGCAGTCCGCAGGACCATTCTCCTATTCTTTGCCTCTTGCAGCTCGGCAAATCCAGTATCTTGTTCTACCGGTTCTTTGAGGGAGATGCGTTTCCACAACGCAGAAACAAGAATGAGGCCTCCAACAAGAACAAGTCCCAAACCGACGACCAGAAGCCATTCGCTTCCAAAGCCCGGAAGCTGGCAGATCAATTGAAAATCCTCCTCTTGGCTCAGTAAATGTTTACTGGCGCCTGATTAAGGCCCGGGCGGCCGGAGCGGGGCTGGCTCCAGGCGACGGGTTGAGTTTGCGGCTTACCCCGTCAGATGCGCTCATGAATAACATCTCACCCGGCTCGCTTTCGCAAGCGTCCAAAAGGTGGCTGATTCCCTGTGAGCTTTAAATGCCCGAAAAATACGAAACCGCTATAGTCGATCCTATCAACCCGCCAGCCGCCTACATTGGCGGCAAACGGGTCTTGTCCAAAACCATCGTCGCCAAGATCAACGCCACACCGCACACCGGCTATGCTGAAGCCTTTGTCGGCATGGGTGGCGTGTTCTTCAAACGCACCCGGAAGCCGAAAACCGAGGTGATCAACGACAGGAATGGCGAAGTCGCCAACCTGTTTCGCATCCTGCAGCGGCACTATCCGCAGTTCATGGAAACGCTCAAATTCCAGATCACATCAAGGCGCGAGTTCCAGCGCCTGGTGGCCTGCGACCCCGCCACGCTGACCGATCTCGAACGCGCGGCCCGCTTCCTCTATCTCCAGGGCCTGAGCTTCGGCGGCAAGGTCACCGGCCAGACGTTCGGCATCGACAGGGATGGCGGCGGCCGCTTCAACGTCACCCGTCTCGGACCGGTGCTGGAAGACATTCATGAGCGCATGGCCGGCGTCGTCATCGAGCAGCTCGACTGGCGCGACTTCCTCAAACGCTGGGATCGGCAGGGAATGCTGTTCTATCTTGATCCTCCATATTTCGGGAATGAGGGCGACTATGGGAAAGAATTGTTCTCACGGGATGATTTTGCGACCTTAAACGAGGCCTTAAGGGGCCTCAAAGGCCGCTTTATCCTGTCTCTGAATGACCGGCCCGAGGTGCGGGAGATTTTCAAGGGCTTCGAGATCGCCACGGTGAACTGCACCTATTCGATCTCCGGCGGTGCAGGCAAGAAGGTGAAGGAAGTGGTGATTTCCGGGTAACTCATCGATTAGGTATGGTACGATTACTCAATGGATCGACACGACAAAACGGAAATCGGAATATGGAGCGGATGCAGAAGCGCATAGTAGACCACTTGCGCTGTTGTCGAGCAGTCTGGTTTGACAATCACTCCGTCGATTTTCCCTACTCGTTACGAGGTACAGGTTTCCTAGTTCGGATCGGGCAACAGGACATTTTTGTCACAGCCAAACATGTGCTGAAGGACTTTCGTGTCAGTGACATTCGCGTGCAATTTTATCATCGGGCGCGCCAGTTCCTACCCCTGGAATCAGGCTTTGAACTAGTGGCTGTGGCTGATGATGAGATGGGAGAAGATTGGAACGACTTAGCGGTGTTTAGGCTGTCTACGGGGCACTACCGTGATCGGCAGTTCGAGGGGCAATGCCCGTTCATAATGAATGAAGACACTGTTGAGAGTGATCTAGCTCCAGATTCAAATCTCGTCGTGGCGGGTTTCCCGGCTTGCAGAAACTTCATCAATTATGGGCCTAAGGAAATCACTCTCCAGGCCAATTTTGTCGGTGCTAGAGTACTAGGGCCGTCCTTGATCGATGGATGCACAGAAATCCGATTCAATCAGCTGAACGAGTTGGAATCCATGGATGGGTTTAGCGGTTCCCCTGTTTTCACGATAACTGAAGATGCTCCACCGCATAGTATTCGCTTCGCCGGCATGATGCTCAGGTCGACCCGGCGGAGTGGTGTTGGTCACATGCTAAGACCTAACATTGTTTGGACGGCCCTACAGGCCTGCGTCATGGCATAAGCGTAAGACCTGCGACAGCCTCCTGTAACGCGCCAAACCGGATGCCGTGTGATGTTGCGCACCGCGCCATACGATTTTGCGCGCTACAGTTCTTGCGCGCTACACCTGACTATGTGCGTTTCAATAAAAAGAGAATTCATGTGTTCATGATGCCCTTGA